GGCAAACTTTGCACCGAGTGGGGAACCGACGAGGAGGGGATGCCCGTATGCGTTAAGCAGAACGACAAGGTGAGCGTGGACATCGTTTGGAACATTGAACCGATGACTACCTCGTTTGCCTCTTATTTGGTATGGCCTAACCCCGTTGGTGTGAGTTCAATGGGTTATACCCTTGACCAAGAGTACGCCAAAGCGTTCTGCGTGGCTAAACCCGATGCAGCGTATTGTCAACCACCCACCCCTCCTTCTGAATTATGACACGAGGTGAATCAGTAGGGGCTACCTTCTTATCTACGGCAGTAAGTTGGCTGACCATTGACATCAACCCTTTGTTGTCGGGGATGGCTTCTTTGTTTGCTATTGTCTTGTCTGCGTTTCTGATTTATAAGACATATCTTGAAATTAAGATCCGCAAAAACCAACTGAAATGAATTGGATAAAGAATTTATTGAGTGATGGCGATGCCGTAAGCTCAAAACGATTTATTGGACTGATTGGTGCCTTGACTCTTTTGGTGATGCTGGTGATCAATTCCTTCAGCCCTCAAACGATTGGCCCATCGGAGGGATTGGTGAATGCCGTTTTGGTTTTGACTCTTGGTTGCTTTGGTTTCACCTCTTTGGATAAGTTCGCCCGTAAGTAATGGCTAAAGGTCAATCCGTTTCCTCGTATGTAAGCAAGAGCAAGAAGCGAGGCAAACACTCCAAACAAGAGAGTGCTAACAAGGCAAGTAAAAACTACAAGAAGCAATACAAAGGGCAAGGGAGATGATAATGGTTTCCAAGAACTTCAGCCTTGCTGAATTGACCAAAACCAATACGGGCCTTTTAAACGCACTTCCCGAACATTTGTATAGCAACCTCCAAGCGTTGGTAGATAATGTCTTACAACCCGCGAGAGATGCTTTAGGGCCTATCCAAGTAACAAGTGCCTACCGCAGTCCCGAAGTCAACAAGGCCATTGGAGGATCAAAGACCTCGCAGCATTGTTTGGCTCAAGCAGCGGACTTGAAGTTCAAGGGAGGCAACGATGTTCTCTTTAACTGGCTCAAGGATAATACCGACTTTGATCAACTCATTTGGGAGTTTGGAACGACTGATGCTCCCGCTTGGGTTCACATTTCCTATTCACCGCGACATCGCAAACAAATCCTAAAAGCAGTAAAGCAAAATGGCAGAACCAAATACCTCAACTTTTGATGAATGGCTTAATGATTTGGAAGAAATTCCTACGAACCCCGCTTGTAGCATTGATAATCCCGATTGCGACTCTTGCGGTAGTTAGTGGATGCGGTGGTGCGAAGAATCTCCAAGAGAGTGTAATTGTCAAGGACACGGTAATTGTAACCAAAGAACGAGTTCTGCACGACACGCTGACAATTCAAAAGGACACCATCCTGTACCAAGATCGCGTAAAGGTAGAAATTAGGTACTTGGAAGGAGAGACAATGGTTGTTACTGCCGAATGTCCGAGCGACACGGTTACCATCACTCAAGTCAAGATTGTTCAGTCCGAAGCTCCGAAGTCCAAATTCAGTTGGGAAGGGTTGCTTGGATGGACTATTGCCATTCTATGCTTGTTGGTCATCATCCGAACAGTCATCCAAAAACTTATTTAAGGGCATTTAGAAGCGTTTTAAACGCACTTTACCCCTTCGGTGGTATGTCCGTATACCTTAACCAAAGAAACCCTCTTAAATCAAAAGAAAAAGAGAAGGGGGGACTATAGGGGGGTAGAGTTAGTTAGTTGTTTGGATAGTTAGTAATTAACATAGTAGTTAATATAATAATAGTTATAGTTATAGTTAGTATTATAGTAATTATTAGTTTAGTTGTTTAATTAGTAACTATGACTAAAGCAGAAAAGAGAATACATTGGAGAAAGATAGAGGAGGGTGAAATACCTGATGACTACCAAAATCCATTCTTATCTCATTTTGGTTTTATGGATTACCCTTTGGATGAATACCAAGAAAGAACAAGACGAAAACTAAAACAATATCACGGCTATGAATGACCATCAAGGTTGGCACTTCCTGTATTGGGATGATTTAGGAGATTCTCAAAATGAGGTAGATAATCAAAAAAAGGATACCTTTGCTGACGATGAGCAAGAAGACTCCTAAATACTACATCGGTAAGTACAAGTCCATTGAGGCTTTTGATGTTGTGTTGGACTTCCAAGAGGACAACTACAACTTGGGAACGGCAATCACCTATCTCCTTCGGGCTGGTAAGAAACCAAACAACCCAATCACCCAAGACATCAAGAAAGCCATTGCTCACCTTCAAAGAGAATTGGAGCATCAAACGCATAAGTCAGCCAACCACCTTGAATACTTTGAGTTCCACAATGCATCAGCAAAATACAAATCCGATGGAATGGCATTACTATACAAACAAAGCAACGAAAAGGAAGATTGACAACCTCTTGTTTGAGGCTGCCAAACTATTCGCCAACTGCGAATCAACCTACGAAGCAAGACAACAAGCTCTAAAGAAGGAGCAAGAGTACTTATCTCAAATCTATGACCTTGACCCCCACTTTGCCGAAAGATGCGGTTATCATCCTTGAGGTAGGCAAAGTTCCCTCCCTAAACTCTTTCTATGCGTCCAAACATTGGATAGTGCGTAAGAAGGCAAAGGATAAGTTTAAGGCGGAGTTATTAGATCAACTCAACCAATACGACCCAATCACTTTTAAACAGGTAACTGTAAGGTTGGAAACCAATCTTGGTTACGACATTGACAACTGCATTATGGCAGTCAAGTTTGGGATGGATGCCTTCAAGGATTGGGGAGGCATTGCAGATGACACCAAGAAACACTTTCCCAAACTAACCATCGTTCACAATCCCGAACTGGAGAAGAACACCTCAAAACTTTTTTTTAACGGAGATTTGGTAGAGTAAGATTTTCAACATAGGTTTGTTGAGTAATCAAATCAACACACTATGAATTACAATCTATCACCCCAGTCTTACGAGTCCATCATTGAGATGCAAGATGCTCGTATTGAAGCAATGCAAAGTCGCATTGATGCCCTTGAGGCAGTAAGCAATCCCGTTTTGAAAGCGGAGTTAGCCACGCAAGACTTCATCTTCAACAAACTATTCCGATGAACGACAAGTTGTACATCCAATGGCTTGAGGAAAGAATCGTAAGCCTTGAGATAGAGCTATCCATAGCCCATCAGAATCATCTTGATTCATTAGACCGTTTAATTCAATCAATTCAAAACCCCCAAGTAAATGCCTAAAATTACGAGCATCCAAGACACAGGAAGAATGTGGAAAGAGTTCCATATCCTTGAAGTGCAATTTGACAACAATGATGGAGGAACGGCTCTCGCCAAATCCCCAACCCCCGCCTACAAGGTGGGTGATGAAGTCCAATACGAAAAGAACGAGCGCGGAGGAGTCAAGATTCAACGCGACCAATCCAACTTCTCAAGCAACTCTAACTATTCTAACAACTCCCCAAGAATGAAGCAAGACAATTCAGAACAAATCGCTCGTAGCGTAGTGTTCAAAGGTGCTATTGACTTGGTATCATCGGGCAAGATGCAAATCACCGACATCCCATCGTTTGTAGACAAGTACCTCTCCGTAGTTACTGGCGCATCCGCACAAGGAGAATCCTACCAAGCGCACTTCCAAGAATCATCAATGCCATTCTAATTAAGCCCCACTTCGGTGGGGTTTTTTTCTTTCCTTTGTTTTTATGACTCACCCCTCACTCATTAGAAACGGAGATGTCTTTGACTACCTCCAAAAAGCCCGTAAAGGTCTGATCCCCGAAGCTTCCAAGTTTGGACATTCGGAGATTGATGACTATTTGCGGTTCAAGAGGGGCAACTTTATCGTGGTAACGGGTCACGCCAATGTCGGTAAGACCCACACGATGCTTTACTTGATGCTCCTCCACACACTAAACAACGGAACGAAGTGGTTGGTATACTCATCGGAGAACGATGTCAAGAGCATCCAACGAAAGTTGATTGAGTTCCTGTGTGGGAAGCAAATACAATACATTGATGATGTAACCTTCGCTCGTAAATACGATTTTGTCCAAGCACATTTTGCTTTCATTGACCCCGAAACCCTTTACGATGTCTTTGGACTATTGGAAACGATGGAGGAGATTTATGATGAGTTCCAGTTTGATGGCGTGATGATTGATCCATACAATTCACTCACAATAAACCAAAAGAGATTGGGTAAGGTGTCTTCCCACGAATACCACTATGAAGCCACAAGCCATATACGGGTATTCTGCAAGAAGTTCAATGCTACGGTGATTCTAAATACCCACCCCGCTACGGAAGCCCTACGCAAGATTCACTACAAAGGACATCCATACGAAGGACACCCCATCCCCCCAATGGCGAGTGATGTAGAAGGTGGCGGTAAGTTTGTAAACCGAGCCGATGAGTTTATGGTCATCCACCGATATACCCAACACGAAACCGACTGGATATTCACCGACATCCACATTCGCAAGGTGAAGGAACTGGAAACGGGAGGCAGACCTACACCCCTTGACTTACCCATTCGCCTTCAGTCTATCAAGTACAATGTCGGATACATAATCGGATACAAAAATTTGATTACCTTACCCGAACCCAAACAACAAGAGGATGTTCC